GCTGTAGCCAACAGTGTTAAAGTTCGTGAGGTAAACGGTAGCTCTTGGCTACAGAACCCTATCAGCGGTATGTACCACTCGTTAAGGTACGAGAAAGATAAGTTTAGTACGCTCAATCAAAGCACTGGTGTTTACTGCTTTGATCTTTGGGTGGGTAAGTGTAGGCAAGCTGGTTTAAACATAATAGGGCAGTTCCACGACGAAGTTATTGTCCTGTGTAACAAAGGAGAAGAAGAGAATGTAGCAAATATAATGAAGGATAGCATTGAGAGTGTAAACAACTTAGTTAAACTCAATGTACCACTTGGCATAGATTATAGCTTTGGAAATAATTATGCAGAAATACACTAGACTGGGGTTGACACTACTATCCTGGATACTATATACTAAATCTATCTCAAACAGAGGATGAGAAAATGGCTAAACGTAAAGCAATGACAATCGTAATGGATGGCTACATCAAGTGGGCTAGACTTCGTACATCAGAAATGGACACAAAGTTTGTACCTGATGGACAGTATAACGCTGAGTTCTATCCAGAAGATCAGGAGAACTTAGACAAGATCATGTCTGAAGCTAAAGCCCGTGGTAAGAAGATTGCTCTTAAAGACCCTTATGACGGTGAAGGTTTCGGTATTGGTAAATACTTTAAGATCTACCGTAACCACGTAAATCGGTCTGTAGAGGAGTTTGGTGGACCACCTGTTGTGGTTAAGATGGACGGGGATACTGTCAATGATCGTTGGGACTTTGAGATGGATGGTCTCATTGGTAATGGTTCTAAAGTTCGTGTTAAGTTGGTTATGTATGGTGATGGTAATATGGCAGGTCACCGCCTAGAGAAGCTAGGTGTACTTGACTTAGTTTCTTATGTTCCAGACGCAGATATGGCATCTGGTTTTTAACTGAAGCCCCTTCGGGGGCTTCTCCTTACGGAGAATAGTATGGGTTGTAAGGTAGAGATAACTGTCACTGAGACTGACGAGTTCGACCAAGTACGCAGCATGACTTATACGCAAAATAATGTGTATACGACAGAAGACTTTGAGTACATCTGTATCAAAGCTGCTAACTCTTGGGGTTTCGATGACTTCTTTTTTGGGTATCCACCGGATGTACTCAAGGTTAGGTTAAGTGAAAAAGATGAGTAAAGTAATTATAGACGGAGACATCGTAGCCTACAGGATGGCTTTTGCAAATAAAGACAAACCTCTTAAGATTGCTCTTATAGAGGTCGATACTTTTATGTCCTACATACTTTCTGAGACTTCCTTTTATACTGACTCAGGGGAGTATCAGGTTTACCTGACAGGTAAGGGTAACTTCCGAGAGGAGATAGCTAAGACTGCAGTGTACAAGGGAAATAGGAAGGATGCAGAGAAGCCAGTTTGGTTGTCAGCTATACGAGATCACTTAGTGGAAGCTTGGGATGCCGAGATTTCTTGTGGTCAAGAAGCTGATGACTTGATTGCCATAGAAGCTACCAAGTTTGGCAACAGATCTGTTGTAGCTTCAGCTGATAAGGATATGCTTCAGATACCTGCCTTCCACTTTAACTTTAATACTAATGTCTGGAAAAACGTAGACGAAGAAAGTGGTCTTAAATTCTTCTACACCCAGATCCTTACGGGTGATGCAGCTGATAATATCAAAGGTCTATACAGAGTTGGTCCTAAGAAAGCTGAGAAGATACTTGAAGGTTTGGTTAAAGAAGAAGATCTTTGGGATGCCGTTTTAAAAGCTTATGACGGTGACCGAGAGAGGGTCATTGAGAATGCTAGGCTTCTTTGGCTACGAAGAGAAGAGGGAGAGCTATGGCAACCGCTAGATCAGCGAAAGCAAAAGGCCGCGTAGGTCAACAAGAAGTCAGGGACAGGTTGCTAAAGGCTTTCCCTGAGCTTCACCCTGATGATGTTAAGTCACAGATCATGGGGGTAAACGGAGAGGACATTGTTCTTTCCCCAAGGGCCAGAGAAGTTCTTCCGTTGTCCATCGAAGTAAAGAGACGTAGGGACTTTAAAACTATGTATCAGTACTTAAGTCAGGCTGTACAAGATGGTAAATATGAACCTGTAGTTTTTCTTAGGGGTGACCGACAAGAATGGTTGGCACTGTGTAAGGCAGACTACTTTATGGAGTTACTAAAATGTCGAAAATGAAAATCTATTGGGCAGAAGGTGAAGTGTTAGACTTTGGAGACTACTTTGGTCTTGTGGGAAACTATGATGACAATGGAGAGTATGTCAGGGGTTATATCTGCCACCCAGAAGAAGAAGCTCTCCACGTAGTACAGAAGCACTTCAAGACTTCTATAGAGACACTGGAGATTTAAATGTCCTACATCTATTCCCGACACAAAACTGTAGTAGTTTTCTCCTGTGCTCATGCAGATCCTTCTGTAAGTAATGAAAGGTTTCTTTGGTTAGGCAACCTCATCTATGACATCAACCCGACTTATGTTGTAGACCTTGGGGATGGTGCTGATATGAAATCTCTTAATAGCTTTGACACTCGTAGTCCTCAAGCTGTTGTCTCTCAGAACTACGAGAAAGACATTGAGTGCTACAACGATGCTATGGAGAAGTTGCGCCATATGCCTAACCAAAGGAAGTACAAGAGGTCAAGCTGGATAGGGTTTGAAGGTAATCATGAGAATAGGATTAAGAGAGCTATACAAACTGATCCACGGCTCGAAGGGGATAAATATGGAATCTCCTTCAAGCATTTGCAGACAGACCACTGGTTCAATGACTACCATGAATATTCTAACTCAGCCCCCACCCTCGCTCACTATGATGGTATACTCTACGGTCATTATGTTTCTTCTGGTAACTATGGTTCTGCTATGTCAACTAAGCATCATGGCTATTCTCTTACTGAAAAGCTGGCCTGTTCTGCTACTGTCGGTCATAGTCATAAATTCTCTTATTACCATAAAGCTGACGCTAGTCCTTATCCGATCAACGGCCTTGTGGCTGGCTGCTTCAAAGGTAAAGAGGAGAGCTGGGCAGGTCAAGCTAACAGAGAGTGGAGATCTGGTGCGGTGGTCAAGAGATATGTAGACAACGGTAACTATGATCTTCAGTGGATATCTTTGTCTGCCCTTAGAAGAGAGTATGCAGATGAATGATAAAGATAAATCTTATGACGAAGTCTTAGACTTGCTAGAGACTTACGGTATTGACAGAATACTAGAGGATAGTCAGACGGATATGCCAAGTGTTCTAATGGTTTTAGATGAATTAGGTTTCGTAGAATTGGAGATGTATGACGATGATAACTCAGGATGATATTGACGCTGTGGCTACTGATCTTACAGGTACAGATATGGACTTGTACCAAGAGAAAGCTAAAAGCTTTGCCATCTATGATAAAAGCTTCAAGTTAGTTTACCCTGCACTAGGTTTAGCTAGTGAGGCTGGAGAGGTAGCTGACAAGGTTAAGAAGTGGATCAGGGATGGTCGTATGGATAAGCTTGAGATCGCTAAAGAGATTGGAGATGTACTTTGGTACGCAGCCTTATCTGCTGATGATTTAGGATATACTCTGTCAGACATAGCTTTGTTAAACTTAGAGAAGTTAGACAAGCGTAAGAAATCAGGAAAGATAAAAGGATCAGGTGACAACAGATGAATAATTATTTACCAACAGACTATCAGACTTTTATTGCTAAGTCTCGGTATGCAAAGTACTTCGATGGAAAAGGTCGGGAAGACTGGAGCGAAACTGTCTCTAGGTATATGGCTAATGTAGTACGTCCTAAAATGTCTAATGTTCCTGAGATTCATTTAGATGCTTTAGAGCATTCTATTTTAAGCTTAGAGATTATGCCATCTATGCGAGCTATGATGACTGCAGGTCCAGCTTTGGCTAGAGATAATACTGCTGGATATAACTGCAGCTATTTACCTGTGGATGATCCTAAAGCATTTGATGAAGCTATGTTTATCCTGCTGTGTGGTACAGGTGTAGGCTTCTCAGTAGAGCGGCAGTTTGTACAAAGGCTACCAGAGGTTCCTGAGCTGTTTGAAAGTGATACAGTTGTCGTTGTAAAGGACAGCAAAGAAGGTTGGGCTAAGGCGTTTCGTCAGATACTTGCTCTTCTATGGGCTGGTGAGATCCCTAAGTGGGATGTCTCTCGCGTACGCCCTGCCGGTGCTAGACTTAAGACCTTTGGCGGTAGAGCCAGTGGTCCTGCACCTTTAGTGGAGCTGTTTAACTTTGCAGTATCTACATTCAAAAATGCTCAAGGTCGTAAGTTGTCCTCTATCGAGTGCCATGACCTTATGTGCTTCATTGGTCAGATTGTAGTAGTAGGTGGGGTACGCCGTAGTGCTATGATCTCCCTGTCTAACTTAAGTGATGATCGTATGCGTCATGCTAAATCAGGGCAGTGGTGGGAAACAGCAGCTCATCGTGCATTGTCTAATAACAGTGTGAGCTACACAGAGAAGCCCGATATGGAAACCTTCATGCGGGAATGGCAAGCCTTAGTAGAAAGTAAGTCAGGGGAACGTGGTGTATTCAATCGTCAAGCAAGTAAAGTACAAGCTGCAAAAAATGGCAGACGTGACCCTAACTACGAGTTTGGCACTAATCCGTGCAGTGAAATCATTTTGCGTCCTAATCAGTTCTGCAACCTTACGGAGTGTGTTGTACGTGATACGGACACTGTGGAAGATCTTGAGCGTAAAGTCCGTCTGGCAACTATACTGGGAACTATCCAATCAACCTACACCAAGTTTCCGTATCTGCGAAAGGTGTGGACTACCAACACCGAAGAAGAGCGACTGCTCGGTGTGTCACTCACAGGTATAATGGATAACACTTTAATGACCCGTAAGAATGAAGGCTTGGAGAAGACCCTTGAGCACTTACGCACCGTGGCTGTTGATACTAATGCTGAATGGGCTGACCGTCTTGGTATACCTCGTTCTACTGCGATTACATGCGTTAAGCCTTCGGGAACGGTATCACAACTGGTGGATAGTGCCTCTGGCATACATGCTCGCCACAGTCCCTATTATATCCGCACTGTGCGTGGTGACAATAAAGATCCCTTGACACAGTTTATGAAGGATAAAGGGATACCTAATGAACCTTGTGTAATGAAAGGAGACACCACTACAGTATTTAGCTTCCCAGTTAAGTCGCCACCTTTTTCTGTTACTAGGAACGATATGAGCGCCCTAGAGCAGCTAGAGACATGGTTGATCTATCAGAGGTCATGGTGTGAGCATAAGCCCTCAGTGACGATCTCTGTAAAGGACGAGGAGTGGATGGAAGTAGGTGCATTTGTGTATAAACACTTTGATGAGATGTCAGGTGTTTCCTTCTTACCTCACACAGATCACACTTACCAACAGGCACCTTATCAGGACTGCACAATGGAAGAATACTTTGAACTTTCACAAAAGATGCCAAAGGCTATTGACTGGTCTGAGTTATCAGAGTATGAACAAGAGGACAACACCGCAGGTATGCAAACAATGGCTTGTAGCGGTGATGTTTGTGAAATAGTAGATTTAACTTAGGAGACTACGATGGAAAACCAGTTACCACTTCAACTATCACTACACTTAAGTGACATGGGTATAATACAGAAAGACTTCACAGATACACCTGTAGAAGATGAAGTCTATGAAGTCGATATGTCTTACAAAGGAGTAGAGCTTGACGAGTATGGGGAGCCACCGTTCTAATGGCTAAATGGGATTTATCAAAGTTGAGTAAGTCTCAAGAGGTGGACTACGTTAACAGTCCGCCTCACTACAATAGTACCATAGAATGTATAGACGCTATGGAAGCTATGACTGAGGGGGCAGCTGTAAATACCCATGCTGCCTATTGTTGGCAATCTGCTTTTAAGTATCTTTGGAGATGGCCTTATAAGAAGAAGCCTGTAGAAGATCTTAGGAAGTGTATCTGGTATCTCGAAAGGCTTATAGATATATTGGAGAATCTAGATGTGGACAGCGATAATACTGACGTGCCATTTAGACACAGCAATTTGTAAAAGTGCATCACCTCCTACTCTATACACTTCAGAGAAAGCCTGTCTAAACTCTTTAGCTTTAGGTATGCAAACCCTAGAAGCAAATAGGTGGGTAATAAAAGACTATCTCTGTCATCAATGGGGTAGATCCTCATAAAAGAAGGCCCCAAGGAGAAATCCAAGGGGCCTTTAGTTTGTCTGCAGTTTTTATTTATGGTTAGGGCAAGAGCAGTCCCAGCAGAAGCAAGAGAAGAAACCTCTGGGGGGTAGGTCTAAGACTGACTTAGCCTTCTTAGACTTCTTCTGTCGTCGTCTTAGGTGACGTTTAAAGGTGTACTTACTGGGAGACGCTCTAGCTATTGTTTTATACAAATTACCTCACTTACTTACCGAAGAATTTAGATACTGACCTAATTCCTATGGATGCTGATACGATCCCACCAAGGGAATACTGATACCATGTTGGCATAGTCTCAAGTGCTGCAAAACCAGCCTGGACTATGGCATTGCCCCAATCTCCACAAAATGCCAGTATCAGGGGAATACTGAATAGTAGGGTTATCCACTCATCTTTCCAACTATTCTGTGTAGCCTGTATAGCAGCTAGATCCCAATCTATCTCACCTGTAAGCTGTTTCTTCTTAATCTCAGCTTCAGTTAGTTTGATCTGTGTCTTACTGTCTATTACACTTGTAGCTAGACCAGCTACACTACTTAAGATTTGACCAATCATTTGCTCTCATTCCCTAACCAAACTGCAAAGGCTCCAGTTAAGGCTCCAGTTACAGTTGCTGTAAGTGCAGTTGCCTGTGATGTCATAGCCTCTGGTGGTAGCGACATAAACCACTCAATCACTCTGATGTACATACCAGTCATAACTAACATCATTAGTCGTGGTAGTAGTTTCCAAGCTAGTATACGTTCCATTGCTGCTGTCATGTTATACCTCTACGTCTAGTATCTTGCCTACATCTATAGGTGCTACAATTCTACCATTAGGACTGTAGGCTAACTCAGCCATACTTCTTTGTCTGTTTAAGAGTTCTTCAGCTTTCTCTTGCCAGTACTTATCAAGTCTTATGGTAACTTCACTACGAGTAGCTGGCTCTACAACCCTTGGCTTATCAGCACTAACCTTAGCTGGGAGAATAGGTGTTGTAGTCACTGTAGTAGCTGTAAACTCAGGAATCTGATACATCTGAAATGGAAAAGTACCTTTAGCTTCTAAACCCATTATAACATCCCCTTTGATGACATTATTATAAGTACAGCT